GCTGTGGCAATGCAGCGCAAGCACGATATGGATCGTGCCGTTCCTGCCACTGAGCAGATTAGCAAGTGGGAGTGGGTTGATGGCGTAACTGCCATTGCCGATGTGGAGATCGCCTGATTCTCTTAAGATTTCCCCGTTGACTTTCCGCTCAATCCATCCTACCTTAAGGACATGAAAGAAATCCAATTCGATTCCAACGGCATCTTCGCCAGCACTCCCGAACTTGCTTCCATCGCCCTCCAGGTACTGGAGCAGGAGAAGCGTGAGCGTGAACTGCGCCGCGAGTGGTTCAGCAAGTGGGATGATTCCCGCCCTGAGGGAACCTTCGGCACTTGGAACATCTCCGACCGGCACTGAAACCGGCACAATGACCCTAGCGGTTCGCCGCTTCTACCGACTACAATTCACACATACCAAACAAATCAAAATGCTCAAAGGAACTGAACTCCTCAACACCATCCGCTCCATGGAAACCGCAACGCGGACGGAGCAGTGCCTGGGTTGCGGTTACGTTCGCCAGGATGGTAAACCTGCCTTCACCTCCTTCTACGAAGCGATCCTGGAAGCGCGTGGCAACACTACTGTCGCCGTTGAGAAGGAAGAACTACTCACAGAGTATCAGGATTCCGAAGAACTGGAAACCCTGCAGGAACTGCTGGAGGACTACAACGCCGACGCCATCCGTGCGTTCATTGAGTGCTTCGGTGATGGTTCCCTGGAGGATTTCACCGATTCTTATCAGGGTGAGATGAGCGGGGCAGAGTTCGCCCAGCAGATCACCGAGGACTGCTATGCTATCGACCTCCCTGGATTCGTAGAGGTGGATTGGGAGGCAACCTGGCAGAACCTGGAGCGTTACGACTACAGTGAGCAGGATGGGTTCATCTTCGCCTGTAACTTCTGAATCTCTTAAGGTTTCGGGGGGTTCGTTCCCCCCGTTCGTGCTGTAGAATTTGAACATCCCAAACCAAACACCCATGACCTCCTCCACCCAGAATCTGCTCAACATCGCCGCAGATCTGAACGCAGATGGAAAGGAAGTGAAAATCATTCGCCTTCGCACCTCACACGGTTCCAAGGCAAACCGCTACGCTGATCGCATTCGTGGTGGTTCCTCCCGCGTTCGCACCCATGGCGGAGCAGCAGGCAGCAGGGGAACCACCATGACCACCAAGGCGAGCGCCCTAGCAGACCTGGGTTGACCACAGCGTTCGTGCGTGGTAGGCAGTGCCCCCCTGGTGGGGGCGTTGTCGCCCGGCGGCGCGTATATAAAACGCTTAGGTACCATTAAGCTATAAAGTCTTGCTTTCGCGGGGTATTTGTATAACACAAGACTTTTCTATATAAAACAAAATTGAAAAAAGAAATACCTCTTATGCAAAAAAATTCCGCAGAAAATTTTTCAACCATAGAAGTCGATCCTGTAACTGGTGAGTACGTGGTTATCATACCTGAGTGGGTTATCAGTGAATTCGGGTGGTATGAGGGCACAGGAGTCAATATGGAAGTAGAGAATGGTTGTATCGTAATAACCGAAGTACAATGATTGACTCATACATGAGTTGATAGTATAATTAATAGTGAATCGATTCAAATTCAAACTTGACTTAAGTTATGGCAAAAGGATTTACAGTAAAAGCAAAAACGCCCGTTGTGAAGAAAGAAACTGCAGAATGGGATTATGACAAAGCTAGAGAGTTAATCAAAGGAAAGACAGTAGTATTCTGTTTACCTGGTAGAGGAGTATCATATACGTATCTAAAGAGTTTTGTTCAGTTATGTTTTGATCTAGTACAACATGGTGCTAGTATACAGATTTCACAAGATTATAGTTCAATGGTGAACTTTGCCCGATGTAAGTGTTTGGGTGCTAATGTTCTCCGTGGTCCAGATCAAATTCCATGGGATGGTAAATTGAAGTATGATTATCAATTATGGATTGATAGTGATATTGTATTCAACACTGAGAAGTTTTATCAATTAGTATTATTGGATAAGGATATTGCTTCTGGTTGGTATTGTACTGAGGATGGAGTTACTACAAGTGTTGCTCACTGGATGGATGAGGAAGACTTCCGTTCTAATGGTGGAGTCATGAATCATGAAACACTTGAGAGTATTCAGAAGCGTAAGAAACCATTTACAGTTGACTATGCTGGATTTGGATGGTTACTTATCAAGCATGGAGTATTTGAACATGAAGGATTACCTTATCCTTGGTTTGCTCCTAAGATGCAGGTATTTGAATCTGGTGAGGTTCAGGACATGTGTGGAGAAGATGTAAGTTTCTGTCTTGATGCTAAGGAAGCAGGATTTGAGATTTGGTGTGATCCTCGTATCAGAGTTGGGCACGAAAAAACTCGCGTTATCTGATATGCGTAGAGAATTATATACAATTCTCCATAAGGGTCAAGTTCTTGCTGAAGGCTTGACCCAAGAGGAATACTTTGATAAACTAGCAGACCTAGCAGAGAATTTTTATTCTGCTGGTGCTCCGAATCCCTCGGAGCTTGATACACAAATTACTACAGAGGATTAATTATGGCACGGGCGAAAGTCGGTCTATTGGGTGAAACCATGATCGAGTCAAAACCGAAAAATACTCGTCAGGGGCAAGGAAAGAATACGAAGTATGCCGCTTCTTCTCGTAACAACAAAAAGAAAGCATATCGTGGGCAAGGTCGATAATTTATTTCCTACACCATTTTATAAAGAAAAATTAGGATTAGATTTAAACCTACTTGAATCTGAGTGTTATAAACACAAAGAAAAAGATCCTGGATCCAAGCGTTCTAATGCTTTAGGATGGCAATCTAATCATATTACTTCAGGTGGTATTTTAGACGATTCATTGATTCATGGTATCATTCAATGTGCCAATGAATTTTGTGAAATTATTGGAATACCACCTGTAATGCTTGATATATTATGGATTAATATTAATCCTAAGTATTCCTATAATCAATGTCATACACATCCAGGATCTGTTCTATCTGGTGTTTATTATATAAAAATACCAGATCAATCTGGTGATTTAGTATTCATTAATCCATATGATACTATAATTGATGCATCAAAGAATATGAATAGTGGTGTTAGTGTTTCTGATTCAATTTATAGGATCACACCACAGGAAAATCAAATATTAATCTTTCCGCCATGGACTAATCATTTAGTAGAACAAAATTTATCTGATGATGATAGAATATCTGTATCATTTAATTTTGTTCATCATATATAAAAAAGTGATGTAACTAATGTATGGCGTGCTTGATTGCTAATCTTCCTTCAGTAGAAGTATGGGTACGTAAAGAATATCTCACCGACCATCAATCCGGTCATGGTGAATTTGTAAAGGGCGTTTGGGTATCGGTTAAGTCGATACCTGGACGTGCTTTTTATTTTGAAACCTATCTACCAGATTATGCGGCAATGTATGATAAATTACCGATTGCTGCATTCGTAACTGATCCAGAGACACCACAACCTGATATGAGTTTACCTAACCTACAGTTTTGGAACTGTATGGATTATGGTGTGGTATCAGTTGATAAGAAGTTTATTGGTTCGATGGACTTTGAATGTTATACCAGAGACCATGGTATTATGAAAGGTACTTATGTTTGTACCATCGACAACTATCACCATGACCCCGATTATGTTGATTGGGCAACTAGCGAAAATCCGGCAGAACATAAGTCTCATAATCTAATTGAATTAGAAAATGGACAGTATGCTCTGTATCCAAATAATAGATTGCGTATCTTTGATAATAGTTTGACTCCTGTTGATCCTAAAATGCCAGATTTTAAGGTATCTACTCAATATTATTCAGTTGAAAATGGTTATGATCGTCTTGGTATGGGGCGCGAAGATGAATACCATTGGAAGACTGCTAAGGAGCGAGCAGAAGAGGAAGAAATAAATACTGGTGAGGGATAGAAACCCCTATAAAAGTTCTGATTTTAATCAGGAGCAACATGGGAAATTCACCTGTAGACAGAGATCAAAACTACATGTATAAAATGTGGGGCACTACTGCTTTAATTACTGATTATTGGACAAAACCACATAAAACAAGTGATGCACCTGAAGAATTAACTGAAGAAGAGCAAAATCAATAGTGAAGGTATAAATAAATTCAGAAAAATCTACCCCTGTAATGGCATCTCCAAGGGTTTCCAGAGCGTTCAAGGACATAAGTTTCTCCTTTGATCCACATCCAGTATCAAAGGATCTTCCAATTATTATAAATGAGCGTGCTATTGTGCGTTCTGTACGTAATTTGGTGGAAACTATTCCTACTGAACGCTTTTTTAATCCTACATTAGGTACCGATATACGTTCAAGTCTGTTTGAATTAGTAAATTATGGTACCGCAACTGTTATAAGGGATCAAATTAAGGATACTGTAGAGTTTTATGAGGATCGAGTTGAAAATTTAAAAGTAAAAGTAGATCCACAACCTGATAATAACTCCTTTGATGTTACAGTTTTCTTTGATATTGTAGGATTAGATTTACCAACACAAGCCTTTTCATTCATTTTAGAGGCAACGCGATAAAAAATGCCTTTTACTCAGTTTACTAACCTAGATTTCGATCAAATTAGGGTTCAAATCAAAGATTATCTCCGTGCTAATTCAAATTTCACGGATTTTGACTTTGAAGGGTCTAATTTTTCCGTCTTAATCGACACTTTAGCATATAATACTTACATTAACGCATTTAATGCGAACTTAGTAGTTAATGAATCGTTCCTTGATGGAGCAACAGTTCGTGAAAATGTAGTTTCTTTAGCAAGAAACATAGGATATGTACCGCGTTCCAAGAGTTCGGCAAAGGCGCAGGTTACATTTACGGTTCCCGTAACTACTAGCAGTAGTTTTATCACGCTTGAAGCAGGTTTAGTGTGTATTGGAGCAGTAGATAACACCTCTTATCGCTTTTCTATTCCTGAAAACATATCAAGCACGGTTGTCAATGGTGTAGCACAGTTCGGAACTGCCGAAAAACCATTAGAAGTGTATCAAGGATCAGTATTATCCACTCAATTCTTGGTAAATCGCACCGAAGATCAACGTTTTATCGTTGATAATCCGAATGTAGACACTTCTTCCATCAGAGTATTTGTAAAAGGAAGTTCTGATAGTGGTTTAGGTAGAGAATTTCATCCAGTTAGTAATATTCTTAACATTGACAAGAATTCTGAGATCTTTTTACTACAGGAAGTTCAAGAAGAACGATATGAATTGTTGTTTGGTGATGATTACTTTGGTAAAAAATTAGAAAATAACTCAGTAGTTACCGTTAGATATATCGTAACTGATGGTGCTGCCGGAAACGGACCATCGTTGTTTGATTTTCAAGGTAACTTTGTTGATGGAAGTGGGATTAGAGTCATACCTAGTGCGTCAGTCCCCATCACAACCGTTCAGAAGGCGATCAATGGTGGTGAGATAGAGAGTTTATCATCAATCAAATACTTCGCTCCTAGGATGTATTCCGCGCAGCACAGAGCGGTTACATCAAGAGACTATGAAGCGATAATTCAATCAATATATCCTAATACAGAGTCTGTAGCAGTCGTTGGTGGAGAAGAGTTAAGTCCACCAAAGTTTGGCACCGTTCAGATTAGTATTAAACCAAAAAATGGAACATATGTTTCTGATTTTGATAAGCAAAATATATTAAATAAGTTGAAACAATATTCAATAGCTGGTATCAATCAGTCTATTGTTGATCTTAAAGTTCTTTATGTTGAACTAGATTCAACCATTTACTATGATGATAACAAAGTTTCAATTGTTGAAAATTTAAGATCTGATATTACATCAGCATTGACATCTTATTCTAAAGATGTTGATATGAATCGTTTTGGTGGAAGATTCAAGTATAGTAAGATATTACAACTGATTGATAGAGTAGATAATGCGATTACTTCTAATATCACAAAAATAAAAATTAGAAGGGATCTTAAGGTTCTTAAGAATCAATTCGCTCAATATGAATTATGTTTTGGCAACAGATTTCATGCCAATCCAGATGGATTTAATATAAAGTCAACTGGATTTAAGATTGCTGGTGAGAAATCAATAGTATATCTTACAGATACACCAACTGATATTAGCAAGGGTATCATGTCAATCGTTAAAATTGGTAAGGATGGTAAGATAGATGTTTTAGCAAAGGAAGTTGGAATTGTTGATTATATGAAAGGAGAAATTATTCTCAACACAATTAATATTGTAGAAACATCATCACCAAACGATATTATTGAAATTCAAGCATTCCCCGAATCAAATGATGTTATTGGTTTAAAAGATCTATATGTCTCATTAGACATCCCACATAGTAAGATAAATATGACAAAGGATGTTATCGCATCAGGTGAAGACATTTCTGGAGTCTCATTCACTAGAGATTATTATACTTCAAGTTATTCCAACGGAGATTTAGAGAGGAAATAAAATATGTCGCATTTTGAGAAGAGAGTGCAACTCAATAAAATTATTGAGAGCCAACTTCCTGAATTTTTAGTAGCGGATTTTCCAAAGGCAGTTGAATTTTTCAAGCAATATTACATTTCCCTAGAGAATCAGGGAAATAGTGTTGACTTAGTTGATAATCTTGATCGCTACATCAAGATTGATAATTTGATACCTGAAGTTGTTGTAGGTAAAACATCACTCTCTTCATCAATTGATTCTACAGATACCACAATTACTGTGTTATCCACAAAGGGATTTCCTGATGATTATGGTCTTCTCAAAATAGATGATGAAATTATTACATATACATCAAAAACTGATACTACGTTTTTAGGATGTATTCGTGGATTTAGTGGTATTACTGGATATGATGATACTACGAAAGCATACTTTACTAATACGAATAGGCAGAGTGTAATATTTGAGGACACCGTAGCGGCATCACATACTGCGGATTCGTCTGTCCAAAATCTTAGTGCTTTATTTTTACAAGAATTTTATAAAAAATTAAAAGCAACATTCACTCCAGGTTTTGAGGATAAAGATTTTGTTGATGATTTAGATGTAGGTAATTTTGTCAAACACGCTAGAGATTTTTATCAGTCTAAAGGTATTGAAGAATCAATAATAATTCTGTTTAAAGTTCTTTATGGAGTAACAGCAACTGTAATTGATCTTGAGGAAAGATTATTTAAGCCTTCTTCAGCAAATTATATTAGAAGAGAAACTGCTGTTGTTGAAAGTATATCAGGGAATCCATCAGAACTTAGGGGACAAACAATATTTAAGTCAAATGATTTGAGCACAAGTGCTTCTGTATCTGAGGTAGAAGTTTTTACTCGAAATGAAAGAACTTTTTACAAACTAGGTTTGTTTGTTGGATATGATGATCGTGATTTAATTGAGGGATTTTTTAGTGTCCCTGGTTATTCCAGAGCTCTAGAACCTGTTTTTATTGGTGATACTGTAATTAATGTAGATTCCACTATTGGTTTTCCTGAGAGTGGAACATTAATTTCTGGGCAAAATAAAATTACATACACCTCAAAAAGTATCAATCAATTTTTTGGATGCTCTGGTATTAACGTTTCAGTAAATATTGATGCTGGTCATATTGAAGCCATCATGTTGGGTGGTCCTGTTCGGGCAGATGAAACTGTATTTGGATATGGAAATGGCGATATTAATAATAGAATTGATTTGCGTTTAACTGGAGTTCTTTCTGATTTTGTTTCTCTGGAAGATATTCCGTTAATGGAGGATGAAGAAACTCTTTTGATTGAAAACATTGGTGAAGTAATTGATAATCCAGATACAGACAAAACTTATAAGCAGGTCTTTGCTAATTCTTGGAAATATAATACTAGTACAAGATTTGACGTAAAAGATATTCAAGCGTCAGTATTTGTTCTATATGATGATATTGATAAATCTCAACTGAAAAAAGGTGATGTTATTGATATTTTATTAGGAAGTAGCGACTATGCGGCGGTTGGTATTAGTAGCATTACAGGTGAAGTTATTGTTCACACAGATGCTATAGTTGATTCTGTTAACTCTTCAACAAAAGAGGTAACATTATCAAATCTTAATCAGTTCACTCCCGATATTAATAGAACTTATAGTATCAGGAGAAAATTATTTAAGGCAAGAAGTTTAACAACTCCTCTAAAGGACGGAAATAACACTTACATTTCAGATACTCTGAATGTATACACCACAGACAATCAGGAATTTGGTTACGCAGCATCATATTCATTACCTAGTTTCGAAATTAATGATGAGATTGTTGAATCCACAATTCCAAATGGTACCAAAACCTACTTAGAAGGTTACGATAATTTCTTTAAAAGTTACTCGACGATTGTATTCTCAGAACCTGTAAAATTTATTGATGGCGATCAGGTATTATATACTGCCACAAATCAATTATCAGGTTTAATCTCAGGTGAGAAATATACTGTAAAGGTAATTGATATTAATAAGATAAAACTTTTTGCTACTAGTATTCTTGTTGCCACAAATGACTTTGTTCGTTTTACTGAAAATTTAAATCCCGGAAGTCACACTTTCACACTTGAGCGCCATGAAGATCGTGTAATTTCGCCTAAAAATATTTTAAGAAAGTTTCAACTATCTAATTCTACATCAGAAGGAAAGATCGAAGAGAGAAATCTCGGAAATATTGGTATGATGGTTGATGGTGTTGAAATTACAAGTCCACAATCAACTGACAATATTTTCTTTGGTCCCATTAGTTCGTTTGAAGTTCTTAATGGTGGTGATGGTTATGATATATTAAATCCACCAAACATTACAATAAGCTCAGGAGCAGGAAGTACTGCTTATGTTGAACCAATTGTTCAGGGTATCGTTAAATCAGTTCTTGTAGATCCACAAGATTTTGATGTAGATGAAGTTCTTTCAGTTACACTTACCGGAATGAATGGTGAAGGTTGTGAATTGAAACCAATCATGGGATCAAGATTCCGTGAGATTGAATTTGATTCACGTCAATTATCTCTTGGTGGTGGAATTGATATTAATGATGAAACTATTACATTCAGAGAACCACACAATTTAGATGAAGGACAGATCATCGTTTATAATCAAAATGGTAATACTCCATTAGCAGTTGGTGATCCTGGCGATCCAACTAATACTTCAACAGGTACTTTAGCAAGTGGTGATGAATATGCTGTAAAAATAATTAACCCAACTACTATCAAACTTCACACTACTGCTGGTGATGCTTTAGCGGGAATCAATACGATAGGATTGACTGAAACTTCCAATGGAATTCATATTTTTAGAACCAAAAAAAGAAATAATTTAAGACAGGTAAGAGTAATAAATTCTGGTTCTGGATTTACGTATAGAAAATTAAGAATTAAACCAAAAGACGTTTCTATTGAATATGATTCTATTATATTCAATAACCATGGATTTGAACATGGTGAGGTTGTAGAATATTCATTCACTGAAACTGGTATAGGTGGATTAGATGTATTACGTAAATATTCTATTGATAAAATTAGTTCCGATAGATTTAGATTAATTGATCTTGGTCAAGATGGATCATTAAAAACCGATTTAGTGAGAGGGAAGTATGTAAATCTTACTAGTGTTGGAACGGGATTTCACATTTTCCAATATCCACAATTGAGTATAGTTGATAATTCTACATTTACAGGTGGAGTACAAAAGACATTTGAATTTACTCCAATTATTGAGGGTAAAATAATTGATGCGTATATGTATGAATCAGGAACTGGATATGGATCAACAACATTAAATTTACATAAAAAACCTGTAATTTCCATTTCTAAAGGAAAGAATGCTCAACTAGCACCAATTATTTCTAACGGTAAAATTAAGGCAGTTCAAGTCCTAAGTCGTGGTAATGATTACATAACACCACCAGAATTAGTTGTAGAAGATAGATCAATTCCAGGTGGAACTGGCGCTATTATTAGACCAGTCATGGTTGATAATAAAGTTGACTCTATAGTTGTTATTAACGAAGGTTTGGGATACAATCCAAATACAACTTCAATATATGTAAAGGAAAGAGGTTTTGGTGTTAAATTTGGAGTAAGAGTTCGTAATTTACAAGTTAATGATGCTGAGAGATTTGCTGCTCATGCCAGAAATAGGCAGGTCAAAATATTCTCAAGTTTTAGCAAGAACAAGAGTGATGATTCTTTAGTATATGGAATGTACGGATATTCTGAGGATCTTGCTAAAGGATATTTTGAAAATCTAGATGGAAATCATTCACCAATTATTGGTTGGGCGTATGATGGTAATCCAATTTATGGTCCATTTGGATATGATGATCCTGAAGATATTCAATCTGGTGTTAGAATATTAACCTCCTCATATAAACTCAATACTGGAATTGTTTCTGATAGACCATCCTCTTTCGCACCTGGATTCTTTATTGATGACTATCGATATGATGCTAGTGGTGATTTGGATATTCATAATGGAAGATTCTGTAAAACACCAGAATTTCCAAATGGAATTTATGCATATTTTGCTACAGTTGGAATAAGTCAACAGTCTCCAAAGTTTGAGCCACAATATCCATATTTTATTGGGGAAACTTATAAATCGAAAGTTATTGAAGAAAACTTTACTTTAGATCATACTTTTGATTTCAATAATTCAACTCTTTCTAGAAATACTTTACCATATAATATTAATAAAAAATATGCTGATTATGACTTTATAAATGAGGGATATGAATCTTTTGAGCAGCAATCAAGAGTTAAATCAATCACGAAAGGTAATATTGATGAAATCAAGATTATTCAAGGTGGAACAGGTTATAAGTTAAATGATAGAGTTAACTTTGACTTTGAAGAAACTGGGGGAGTTGGTCTAAGAGCAGAGGTATCTGAACTGGTTGGGGCAGCGATAACTTCAATTAACACTACTTTGGATCGTTATGAGGGTGTTGTATTTGAATGGAAAAATAATAGAGAGGTTATAGCTTTCAATCGTACTGGTTTTGAATTTATTAACAATGATAATGTTCTTGTAGGTGGATTATCAACATCAGTAACATCACTACCTGGAATTAAAAATATTGGATTTAGCACTGAAACTGTCAAACTATCCGGCGATGTTTCTTCATATTCAGCACTTCCCTTTGGAAAATCTGAAGATATTTTTGTTAGTAGAAGATTCAATAATGTTTCTGTAGGAAGTTCTGTAGAGATTATTTCTTCAAATGGCACAGAAATAGTTACCGTTCTAAATGATTTTGGTAATGGTGTCTTAAAAATTCATAGACATGGAGCAGCAGGTGTAGCTCATACCGCTACTTCAACATTGAATTTAAAAAATGATAGTGCGATTTTAAAAGTAAAAACTAAAAAGTTCTCATCTGAGAGAAATTCTTTAGCATACTTTAATGCCAATAATTCTATTGGTGTTGGAGTAGGAACTGGATCTGTATATACTTTTGAAGTAGGAGGAACTCCAAAAACTGTTGCGGTTTCTCCACGTCAAATTTACATTCCAAATCATCCATTTAAAACAGGACAAAAACTTACATTTACAAAATCATTTGATCCTACAGTTACTTCACTAATAGTGGGTGATGATAATTCTCAAACTAATACTTTCTCTATTCCAGATACAGTAACCAGAACCTCTGATGTATATGTAATTAATAAAGGTAGAGATTATATTGGATTAACAACTATTGTAGGATTGACTACGACTGGAAATGGTCTTTATTTCTACTCTAATGGTAGTGATAATTCGCAGTACTTGCTTGAAACAAATAAGGAGCAGATTACTGGTGAAGTAAACAAGGTTGTAACTACAGTAAGTTGTGGTACAACTCATGGATTAAGTGAGAGTGATGAAATAAAGATGACTGTTATTCCAAACACCATTGTTGGAATTGGAACCACAGCAGCAGTTACACTTAAGTTTAATGAGGATGAGCAAAAAATTCTAATCAATCCAAATACAATCGCTGCGTCATCGATTGATACTGCAAAAAACATAATTACTATCCAAGATCATGGATTTGAAACTGGAGATAAAATTTATTATGAAAGTAGTCAACCTGCCACAGGTCTTTCTGTAGGATCTTATTTTGTAATTAAAAATTCTTCAAGTGAGTTTAGATTAGCAGAAACTAAGTATGAGACTTTTTCAGAGACAGAAAAGGAAGTTAATATTACTAATGCTGGAACTGCTAGTCATACATTCTCTCTGATCAATCCACCAATCGACGTAGTAAGAAATGGGGATTTACAATTCATTTTATCGGACTCATCTCTACAAGGATATAGACTCAAAATTTTCCGAGAGAAAGAATTTACTAATGAGTTTAATTCCTCTTATGATACTAGAGATTCTAATGTAAAAACCAGTGGAATAATTGGCGTTAATACTTCATCGTTAACAGTATCATATTCTGAAAATATTCCATCAAATTTATTCTATACTTTAGAAAAAGGAAGTTATATTAGCACATCAGATACTGATGTAGCAAATGCTTGTAAAATCAATTATATTGATAGTGAGTATAACGGATCTTTTAATATATTTGGCGTTGATGATAGATCATTTAAGTTCTCTCCATTTAGGATGCCAAAAGTTTTTGATTATATTGATACTCAGTGTGATAAACTTGAATATAGTGTTAGATCTTCAAAAAATAAAGATTTAGACGGAATCATATCAAAAGTTGAAATTTTATCTAAAGGATTTAAATTTGAAAGTCTCCCCAAATTTATTAACGTAAGTTCTGGATCTACAAGCAATTCTAATGAAGAAAACGGTGTAAATGCTAATTTAGTAGCAATATCAACTTCAATTGCTAGAATCAAAAAAGTTAGATTTTTAGATATTGGATATGATTATCCTTCAGACAAAACCTTAAGACCAGATGCTTTTGTCCCACCAATCGTAAGATTGGATAATCTGGATACGATTGATAGAATTGATATTGAATATGGTGGAGCAAGATACTTAAGTGATCCTGATTTAATTTTATGGAATGATACAAGACAATCTGTATATGATTCAACATCTTTAGTTGCTAGTGCTCCAAACGGTGCTGTTTCTAGTGTTGAACAACTTGGTCCATTATTTGGATTGGATTCAGAACCACATAGAATTATTGCTATCAATAACTCTAATGGGGTCGGTATTAGTTCAATGACTACCAGTGCTGCTGGAATCGCCACATGTACACTTTCAACTCCCATCTTAGGATTTACTAATGCTCCATTTGAAACCGGTGATTTTGTTTTCACTGAAGGCATTCAGATGGCAACGTCGGGTGATGGATATAACTCTGATGATTATGGATATAAGTTCTTCAAAATTATATCCTATCAGAATACAAGCCCAGCAAAATTAACATTCAAACTAGCTGATGAAGATGATGTGATACTCACATCTAATCCAGGTATAGCAAAAACTATACAATCTGGATACGCAACTATCGTAAACAAGAAAAATTATCCGATAATTAATGTAGTTCAAAAGAGATCCAGTTTCTCTGTTGGTGAAAAATTATTTGTTGACGCCGGAACAGGATTCACTAGCACGGATTTAATTATATCTCTAGTTAGAGATGATTACATTAAAGTTGTGGGTAGATATATTTTACGCAAAGGGTTTAGAATTAAAGGTCAAATAAGTGGATCAATTGCTGAAGTAGTTGAAATTGATAAAAAGCGTGCCAAGTTTACAATTGATTATGCATCAAGAACTGATAATGGATGGAGTGATGATATTGGAATGATTAGTGAAGATTTCCAAGTAACTCCTGATAATGATTACTATCAAAATCTTTCATATTCAATTAAGAGTCCAATAACTTGGAAAGATCTTTCTGGTCCAGTCAATAGCATACTTCACCCCGCAGGTCTGAAAAACTTTGCCGACGTAGGAATTTCTTCTGTAGGATCTTTCCAAGCAGGTCTTGGCGCTACTACAACTTCATTAGTTGTTCTAGATGTTCTTAGTGAAGAACGTGTTGATGCCATCAATAATTTTGATAATGCTGTAGATGATGGACCAATTCAGAGTAGAATCGGCAATTTCTTACAATCAAATACTTTACAGATACAAAATAGAAAATTAACTGATTACACTGAATGTAGAACTAATAGAGTTTTGTTCCACGATGATATTAGTTCCCAATTCTCAAGTGATGGTTTCAAAGATCTATTTTCCGAAATTGAAGAAGTTTCTCAATTAGAGAATCATATTAGATATACAATACAAATTATAGATCCTGATACTTCTGATGTTCAATTATCTGAAGTTGTTCTACTATCAACAAAAACTGATACTTATCTATTTGAAAAATATTCGACTTTCACCAATGAAAGGTTAGGATTTTTTAGAGCTGATATTGATACGGACGGTAGAAAAACCTTTATCTTTGAACCAACTGATCCATTTGATAGAGATCATGATATTAAATTAGTTAAAAAATCATATCTTTATCAAGATCTTCCAACTGGAGACTCTGGTGTTGGAAAAACTTCTTTTGGATCTGTTGAATTTACAGGTTCATTTGTCTCTGGTATTAGTAGTGTTGGACCATATGATCCACAATTAGTTGGATCGGGAACCACTAGTATCAAAACTATCGCATCATTTGATTCAAGCAATTTTAATGGAGCTTTCGCTTCTATTGAAATTTCAGATAGATTTGATAAGGTTCCTGATCAATATGTTGAAGCGTTTGTTGATTTTGATGGGACGGATACTTATCTTAGCGAATATTATTTTGATACAATAACACAATCATATAGTGCCTCCTCAACTGGTATTATAAGTGCTGATTATGATGCCTCTGCAGGTATTGTTTCTGTTAGAGCAAGAAATATCGCTACAACTTCTGAGGGACCAGTTTTTGATGTCCGTTCAAATATTATCGGGTTTGCTGCCACAACTGCAGGAATTGGAACATATAGATTCTTGCTTAACAATCAACCTCCAGGTAATGAAAGAAGTGCTAGGTACGAATCCACAGTTGGTTTTGGCACAACAGCAGTTTCTCTCGGTAGATTTGATCTTAATAAAGTTTCTTCATCCAATTCTATTGTTCGCGTTTCTTCCGGAAATACTTCATCAATTCATCAAGTTGCATTGATGGCAAATAATTTAAAGTTAGAGTCATATGTTGTACCCGGACCATTTACAATAACAAACGGAAATGTTGGGTTGGGGACATTTGGAACAAATATCATTGGAAATGAATTCTTCCTGAATTTCTATCCTGATCCCGGATATAATGTTGAAGCACAATCTATGAATGAGGTGTTCTACAGAGAATCTGACTTTGATAATCAGGCATTAGATCTTGAATATGGTCCAGTAAATCAAAGAGTATTCTTATCAGCATATGATGGATTAAATGGTCTAAGAGCAAATAGAACAAAATTCAATTTACTTCATCAAGGTAGTCCCATTTACATGAAGACATTTGATCCTGCTGATACAAATGTCCTTAACTATGAAACTGGTGTATTCTCATATCCAAATCATTTCTTTAATACTGGTGAAGAATTAATCTATACACCTAAGTCAACATTCATTGGTGTTGGTCAAACCGCAATCGGAATTGGCGAAACCAGTAATCATGCTGGTATTGTTACAACAAAACTTCCAGATAAAGTTTTTGCTATCGCAATAACTCCAGATACTTTCCAACTTTCAACAAGAGAAGATTATGCAAGATCTGGTATTTTTGTAACATTTACTGATCCTGGTGAAGGTAATGCTCATGAATTGGAGTTTACTAAAAAGTTATCAAAAACAGTTATAAGTCTTGATGGTATTGTTCAACAACCAATTTCATTTACACCAATCAATCATATTCTTAGACACAATAACGGTGGAATTACTGCTGGAATTTCAACATTCAATTTGAGCGGGATTTCATCGATTCAACCAAGAGATTTACTAAGAATTGACGATGAATACATGAAGGTTGTTGAAGTTGGTCTCAGCACTAATGTAAATGGTCAGATTCTTGGTCCAATTAATGGAATTATTGCTTCTGGTGCTGCTGCTACACATCCTACAGTTTCTGTTCAGAGAGGTGTTGTTGGTTCTGTTGCTGCATCACACATTGATGAATCTGAAGTTAGAATTTACAGAGGTTCGATCAATATTGTTAAAAATGAAGTATTCTTTTCTGAACCACCAAAAGGAAATTCTAGAAAAAGAAGAAATGAATCTAATCTTCCATACGTAAGAGCAGAATATTCGGGAAGAACTTTCTTAAGATCTGATTACTCCACCAACATGTTATTTGATGACATTTCAGATTCATTTACTGGAATTGCTAAAACATATACCACAACAGTTGGAGGAATCAATACATTAGGTATTGAACCTGGAAATGGAATTGTGTTTATTAATGGTGTATTCCAAACTCCATCAACACCAAATAATGCTGGTAACAATTATATTTTTGAAAATGATTCAACAAATGGAGTATCTAGTATCGTATTTACTGGCATCACATCTATCAGTGGTGAACCAGTTGAGTCTGAGTTTGATATAAATCAGAATCAAATTCCTAGAGGTGGTTTAGTTGTCTCATTTGGATCTACACCTGGATTAGGATATGCTCCACTAGTAGGTGCTGATGTTTTTGCTAAGAAAAATTCTTCAGGAGAACTTACAGAAATTGTTGGTATCAATACGTGGGTGAATGCAGTAAATGTTCAAACTGCAGATTATAATAATGTTTCTGGTCTTATTGAAATCCAAACAACAAGTAATCATTACCTTAAGGGTGGATCTAAAGTCAAATTAGATGGATTAGTATTCCAATGTGATACTGGTAGTGGACCAACCTCAAAGGTATATCCAGATAAAGACCTTACTTTTGATATTTTCAATATTGTTGATTCTAGAAATCTTGTCGTTAATGTAGGAGTTAGCACTATTGTCCACACTTACCTAAGTGGCGGAGAAGTTTACGAGCACTTCTCTCTCAATATTGGTTCTGGATATAGGGAACCGGTTTCAATTGGGGTCACTGATCTGGCATTTGAACACAGATTTGTGAGAGCAGTAGAAAATTCTATTACAGCAAGTTCTGGTGGACCTTTCACAGCAACTGATGCGGTTTTCATATCTCATAGTGGTGAATTAAGATTAACAATCCCTAATCATGGGTTAACTACAAGTGACACTATACTCATATCTGATCAATCAATTATCTTCAGATGCTCTGATGACGATTTCTTTACAGAACAAGAATATCCAAGATCTTCAGATCCAGCATCTGGCGCTAATTTATCAATAACTGAAGTCGCTGGTGATATAATCATTGTTAATGTTGGACCTGCTGGTGGAGCAGGTAAAGGCGCTGTAGTAAGTGCGACTGTTGGTGCTGGTGGAACTCTTACTTTCAGCATAGATTCTCCAGGAACAGGATATGTCAATCCAGTAATTGAGATTCCAGAACCAAATTATGAAAACATGCCAGTTGTTGGTGTTTCTAGATTGGGTATAGGTAGCACTACAACTACTGGAAGGAATTTATTAGTAAATCTTACTATGGGTCAAATTGATGATGGCGCTAATGGTGATAGATTCTTTGATGCCGCAAATTTAATTACCAGTAATCTTGAATTCATAGCAGAAATTGCTTATGGTAGAATGTTAGCACAATTCCCATCATATACACCACCTTCCGGCACTACTGGAAGAGATTGTAAGGATGATATTGTTGATGTTCTCGAATCGATTTCTTACAACCTTAAGTATGGAGGAAATGATTTAACAGTAGATGCTGCTAATCTTTACGTAACTGGGGCACACGTTTCTGGTGAAGAACAAGAAACAATATATGCGTTCATGGAAGCGAGAGACATGGCGATTCAAGCCATGAGAAATGAAGCAATAACTGTTGGTGGTTATTCAACAAGAACACAAATTTTCGACCTCTCCATCACAGTGGATACTTCGACTCCCTTATGTGCTAATGTAGCATCTGCTATTCATACTCTTGTTGGTATTGTAACTAACGCGGTTGATCCAAATATTGGCACAACACCAACTCGTTCAGTTGCTCCTGGATCCATGGTTGGTGTAAGTGACTTTAAGATCGCAAGAAATGGTTATGGATTCCAAGTGGGTGATATTGTCACTATTGCTGGTCTTGTAACCGCTGCCAATATTTCCGAACCTGTTTCAGAATTCCAACTTGAGATTACACAAACATTTAATGATTTCTTCTCCTCTTGGTCATTTGGAGAAATGGATTATATTGATAGCATACTTGGTTATCAAGATGGTAATAGAAAAAGATTCCCATTATTCTATGAGGGCGAACTTCTTGCTTTTGAAATAGATCCCGATGATCCTCTTTCCGGTGCTATTGATTTAGATTCGGTTCTCATTATATTCATAAATGGTGTCTTACAAAAACCAAAGTTTGCGTATACTTTTGGTGGTGGAACATCGTTTGAATTTTCAAGAGCACCTCGTGTTAATGACAAAGTAGATATTTTCTTCTATGTTGGCACACAGGGAGTTGATATTAGTATTGTTAGTGTTACCGAAACTCTCAAAATAGGTGATGATGTATTAGTATCAAAACATCCATCACACGCAGAAACCTCCAGTCAACTTGTTGGAAGAACTATAGCAGAAATTCTTGGTTCTGATCAACTTGAGACTGCAATTTACACTGGTCCAGGTATTAATGAAAATACCTTCAAACCAATAAAATGGACTAAGCAGAAGAGAGACAAATATGTCAAAGGAGATTTGGTTTATAAAACCAGAGACTCTATTGAACCAAAAATCTTCCCAACTGCTAAAGTTATTAGTGATGTTAAAACTACTTCGTCCGATATTTTTGTAGATAACGCACAATTCTTTGATTATGATGAAATAATATATGATTTGAATGTTGGCACATTCAATTTCGATTCATTATTGATTGATCCATCTGAACCAGTATCTGCTGGATTCACACCAACAGTTGGTGCTGCAGGAACAATCTCTGCCATCCAGATTACAAACTCAGGTTTTGGTTATACTGGTTCTACAGTTGATATTAAGTTGTCATCTCCTGTTTCTGTTGGTGTTGGTGTAGGAACCACAGCAACTGCTATTGGTGTTGTTGGACCTTATGGAGATATTACATCAGTTTCAATTACTAATCCAGGATTCGGATATACTACATCTATCCCTGCTTATGCTATCGCTGAGGTTCCTCAAATTCAAACTGAGTTAATTACCGATATTCAAAATGTTCAAGGATTTAGTGGAATTATAACTGGTATTCAGGAAACAACAGGATCGGGTGGTCAAAAGGCGATACAATTCTTCTTTAACGCACTCAAAGACTATGGTATAGATGGAGAGGCGCAAAATGCTTCTGATACTAACGATCTTCTTGTTGGATATCCAATCATGATTTATGACACTGCTGTAGGAACCGGTGTTACTTCAGTTACTGGAAATAGTGATGATAATATTGTTGGAATTGGTACCCAATTCTTGAATAATATATATGTTGTTGATTCTAGAACAAGTGGACTTTCAATTGCTGCTAATGGTGAAATCATTTGTAATGTTCAAAGTAATACTGATCTTACAGGAATTACTTCTACAGGATTGTTCAATGATACGGATGCAGGATTGACATCTACACTTGGTAGAATTTCCTGGGGTAGAATATATAATTATACCGAGAGATCTGACAATCCAATATCTATTGGTGTTACTGGATTGACCGTTGATTCTGGATTATCAACATTCCCAACAATTCAAAGAAGAGGAACTTTTGGTCAAAGTAAGAGTGGTGGAGTTCGTTCGGTAAAACCTGTTTCTGATCCAGATATATTTGCCGACAACAATCTGCCATTCTATACTCAATAATCAGATATAAATACATAAAAAAGTATAACGATGTCCGCACTTGTTACTGATCAATTTAGAATTCTGAATGCCAGTAATTTTGTAGAGTCAGTTGAAAATTCTTCTAACTCATATTATATTACGGTAGGTCTTCCAAATCCAACTATTGTTGGGTATGGAAGAAGTGCTACATGGAATACTAATCCACCTGCTCCAATTGATAGTATTTCATATAGTAAGCATTCAGGTGATGTAACCTTATATGGTAAGAAAGTTTCTTCCAAAAATATAAGGAGATTAGTAAGAAGAATTGACTGGGCTGCAGGAAATAGGTATGAAATGTATAGGCACGATTATAGTGCTTTGAGACCATCTCCAATCACTAATGCATCTAGATTATATGATGCCAATTATTATGTTATGAACTCTGATTTTAGAGTTTATATCTGTATCGAAAATGGTTCCTTCGGTGAACCTGGATCGCCAGAATCAAAGGGTAATGTTTCACAAGATGAACCTATCTTCACTGACTTAGAACCAAGCAGAGCTGGTGATAGTGGTGACGGATATATTTGGAAATATCTATTTACAGTGAGTCCAAGTGATATTATCAAGTTTGATTCAACCGAATATATCACAGTTCCTAATGAATGGCAAACTAGTAACGATGCTCAAATAAGATCTGTTAGAGAAGCAGCAGATTCCTCTGTTAATCAAAATCAAATTAAAACAGTATACATTGAAAAAAAGGGGCAAAGTTACGCCAACGGTTTAGGGCAGGAGATGGATATAATTGGTGATGGATCTGGTGGTAAGGTGAGAGTTGATGTTGTTGGTGGATCGATAACAGATGCTGTTGTCACTACTGGGGGAAAAGATTATAGTTATGCTTTAGTTGATTTGGGTCCTGTTAATTCAAGCTCAACTGGATTTTCTGCCAATTTAGTTCCCATTATTCCACCATCTAAGGGACATGGTTTTGATGTATATACTGAATTAGGAACTGATAAAGTACTTGTTTATGCTAGATTTGATGATTCAACTAGAGATTTCCCAGTTGACACCAGTTTCTCCCAAGTATCAATTGTTAAAAATCCAACTAAGGTTGGAACAAATGATGTTTATCAAGAGAATACTTTCAGTGGTCTAAATTCTATTAAATTCTCAAATATTAGCGGAACACCTAAAGTTGGCGAAAAAATTGAACAGATTGTTCAAGGTGGTGCTGGAAGAGCTTACGGTTATGTTGCTTCCTATGATTTAGAAACTAAAGTTCTTAAGTATTTCTCTGATAGATCACTTTATTTTAATCAAACAACTCTTGATACGCAAGATTATACGGGTATATCTACAAACGGTAGAGCATATTCATTTGAATCAACTGTAAATGTTATAAGTGGTCAAACATCATCTTTCTCAGGAGCAATTGATACAAATTTTGCTGGAATTACTACAAATCCAACAGGAACAAAATTAGTTAATCTGGGTGTTGATTTTACAGGTGGCATGGCAATTCCTGAAATAAATAAAGGTTCAGGGGACGTTATTTACCTTGATAACAGAGCAAGTATTGCCAGAAACCCACGCCAAAAAGAAGACTTAAAAATTATACTGGAATTCTAAAAAATGCCACAGAAGACTAATCTCAATGTAAATCCTTATTATGATGATTTTGATAAGGCTAATAATTTTTACAGGGTTTTATTCAAACCTGGATATCCTGTTCAGGCAAGAGAATTAACTGGTCTCCAGTCAATTTTACAAAACCAGATAGAAAATTATGGAAGCCATGTCTTCAAAGAAGGATCCATGGTTATTCCGGGTGGAATTACTTGTGATGATGCTTTTACAACAGTAAAAGTTAAAGCAGATCATCTAGGTATTGACATTACCGTTTATCTTGATTCTCTTGTTGCTGGAGATGGTGTTAAATTAAAAGGTGAAACTTCTGAGGCTTTAGGTAATATTAGTGGATATATTATGCCACCTGATGAAGGTGTAGAAGATATAACTCTCTTCGTCAAATATTCTGAAGGTGCTAAAGATGGAGAATCTGTAGGATTCCAAGATGGAGAAGTACTTATAATTCAAGAAAATGTTACATATGGTAATACCACATTGTCATCTGGTGATAGTGTCTTATCACTTGTAACAACAAATTCGACGGCAACTGGTTATGCTGTTGGTGTTACTCAAGGTGTTTTCTTTATTAGGGGATGCTTCGTTGACACTCCAGATACAAGAATTGTTTTAGATCCATATAATAACGAACCATCTTTTAGGGTTGGATTTGATATTGTTGAGGAAGTAGTAAATTCTGATCAAGATCCTAATTTAAATGATAATGCAAAAGGTTTTACTAACTATGCTGCTCCTGGTGCAGATAGATTAAAAATCAGTGTTAAATTAGCTAAAAAGCAACTTACCGACACTGATGATACAAACTTCATTGAACTTGTAAGAATTGATGAAGGTGAAATTAAAAAATTACAGGATAAGTCTCAGTATAGTGAAATTAAAAAGTATTTCGCCAAGAGAACATATGATGAATCTGGCAACTATTCTATTGATAATTTTATTGTAGATACTGCTGAGACTTTAAATGATGAGATGGGTAATGGTGGTCTCTTTAGATCAGATCAAATTACCGATGAAGGAAATATTCCATCCGAAGACTCATTGTCTGTAAAAATATCCTCAGGCACAGCATATGTTAAAGGATTTGATATTGATTTAGTTGGATCAACTATTGTTGATATTAATAAACCAAGAGCAACAAAAACTATTAAAGACTCTAGCGTTCCGTTTTCTCCGGGAAGCATGTTAAGACTCAATAATGTTGCCGGAACTCCATTTATTAATATTGGTGATGCGTCTAGCGCAAATACGACAAATACAAATATTATCAGTCTTTACAAAGAAAGAAGAAATGCTGCTGGAAATACAAACATATCAAATGCGGCATCTGCTGGTTTAACAACAAAAATCGGTGAAGCAAGAGTTTATTGGTTTGGTCTGACTGATGATACTTATAGGGGGGATAAGACTGAGTGGGATCTCTACTTATATGATATTCAAACATTTACTAGTGTTCTATTATCGAACGCATATTCGGCGTCTGATGTTCCAGATACATCTTATGTTAGAGGACTTTCTAGTGGCGCTACAGGATACATCACAAATAGAAATAGTTCCAGTACCAATTCCTTTAATTTATCCCAAACTTCAGGATCTTTCCTGGTTGGAGAACAAATTATTATCAATGAAAATATTGAACTACAAACGGCTATTTTCAGTCAAGAAGAATTTACTGTAGAGGATATCAAAGCAGTTTATCAAGATGCTGATTCTTTGAATTCAAGTTTACAATCTGACTTTATAGCAAACACTGTATTAGAAGAAAAATTATTACCTAATT